CCCTAACAGCTTGAATTCCTGTGTTGGTTGTTGTCAACCAATCATTGGGAACGGTGATATATTCCGTAGAGTCAAATTTAACAATGTCACTAGGACTAATTGTATACAGATACTTCCACAGATAACCATCACCACTAGTGCCTGCAGTGCTAGGTTCTACGTCAGTAAATGTTGGTTCGTCAAGAGATGCCGATGGAGTGGTAGAGATGCCTGTGGCAGTTCCATTATCCAAGCAAATATAAACACGGAACTCACTATTTACAACATAGTAATTCGCACTATATAAACGATTCGAACTGGTTACTTGAGAACGATTAGTAGGACTATAGTCATGTCTATAGTAATCGTAAGTAGAACCGGAAATCCAGTTTACCTTTCTAACCAATCGTCTAGCGTTAGCAGATGTGACACGTTTGCCAAATAGCATCGTGTCATACGTATGGTTAGAGTAATTGCTATTGTCTACTGGGAATGGTGGTCCAGCCGTTCCATTCCAAGTAGACGTTCTACCATACCCACTGGCAGTTGGATCAGATAATCCCATGAATGCATAATAAGAATTAGCAGTGTTCGCAATCGAAGCTACAAAATTCTCAGCATTCAATATTCTAAACTGATCTGTAATAATCGCAGACATTATTTGACGATTTTGGTTTTTTTATATTTATAAGGACTTCTTGAGAGCACCTGTATCTCTCAGTCCAGAATTTCTTCTCTGGAATGTTGGATATGTTGACATTCCAACATCGAAGTGGTTACCATCAGGCAGAATATTCACGGCAGGTGTTCCTCTGTCATATCCAGTAATTCTACCCCAAGTCATCTTACCTGCGGGATTATGATAATCACCCGTAGTTGCGATACCAACGATATTGGTTGCTGGATCTACGAAACAAGTGGCAATGCCATTTGTCCCATCGAACTGACTATAATAAACTTCATAGATGTTATCAAGATTGTTGGAAGAAATACCAATAACATTATCAGTTCCAATACCAGTCGAAATGGCAGATCCGACAATAGTTGTTACACCAGTTCCAACTGCAGTATCATAAACCAGCATTCTATATCCACGTACCAACTCTTGTCTCTCGGCAAGTCCACCAGGAACATCAGTAAGATCTAACTGGAAGATCAGACCCAAACCTGCAGGTGGAACACTGAAGTGGAACTGTGATCCAACACCAGCATTGCTTACCAAGAATACTCTCTCACCATCTGGTTTGATAGTAGAAGAATGACTTACACCAGCACCGAGAACATACGAAGAAGTTGATCCGATACCAAGTGTGCTGATATCCCATCCACTAGTCAAATTATATTCTAAGAATCTCTGAGTATCTGCACCGATAACCAGCATCTTCTCACCATTTGTGCTGAAGTTGAAGTCAGATGGTGCGGCATCATCTGTAACTGCAATACTGCTACCGAAACTAATTGTTGTAATATCAAAGTTTGTGCCAAAATCATAGTTACGGAAGCATGCCTGACTTGGAGACAGAGTAATCATTTGCTGTCCACTGTTCACAACTTGCAGTGATCTGTGCAACTGTCCCTGGTTAGAGATTGTGGTATTTGTAGAAACACCAGCAGGGAGAACACTAGTCAGTTCCCATGGAGTGGTCAGGTTGAACTGGTTAACTTGGAATACGAAAGGTGCAGCTGCACCCTGACCGATGACATACATTCTTGTACCATCAGTAGAGAAGTCAAGATCAAATACACTTTGAAGTTGAGTACCAATGCCAATGTGGTTAGTATTGTCAATAGTGGCAGTATCAAGTTCAAATGCAGTAGACAGGTTCCATGCAGTAACTCTCAAAGTATTACCATCAAGAACATATAATCTCTCACCATCTGGTCTAATGAACAGACCCTGTGGATCATTGTTAGTCCCATCAGTCAAACCAAGTTGCTTTCTGTAAACTGTCTTAGAAACATCAAATCCAGTAAACTCTTCCAGTCTTGCAAAAGATGTCTGAATACCAGTAACGATACCCTGATAACCTCTTACACCACCTGGCAGAATGCCAGTAATAACTTCTGTTGGAACTGTTGTGGTAGAACCAATGCCAGCAGTAGAGAATCCACTGATCATGATTGCACCCAGTTCATTGGTATTGCCTGTAGCACCAAGGAACAACTCATTGTTATCAACGAAGATTTGTGTGGTTCCAGTAGAAACTACATTGCTGATAATCTTTGCAGTTGGATATACTTGTGCTTCGATGGAGTCTCTTGCTTTAGGAATCCATGTTCCACCAAGGAACTTATCAACTTTCTGCTTAGTCCAAGAAAGTGGTTTTGGTTCAACAGTGTTGACACCTTCACCTCTATAGAGAGTAGTTTCAATTTCACTGGAAGACTTAATACCAACGATGGTTCTCTTGTACTCCTGAGAGAAGTTGGAGAAGTCATATGCAGCATCATTCTTTTCAATAAGAGGTGTTCTCTTCAGACGAACCTCATCACCTGGTTTCAGGGTTTCGTAAACATCCTTCAGGAAACTATCATCACCACCAGTTCCTCTGTAGAAGAAGATATCAACGTTATCCTCTGGTGCTGGAGCCTCAGAGAACAGAATCGATGTGCCACCGAAGAACTCATAAGATTCACCAGGAACCTGCAGAATACCATTGACAAATACCAAGAGCAGATACTTGATATCAATCAGTACAGAATCTGGATCGGTAGGATCGGTTTCGAAACTGATCAACTGATCATTGTATGCAAGTGGGAATCTTGCATTGATTCCATCTTGGAATGCCTTAACACTATCAATATAATCCAGTTCACCAAACTGCCAAGATGCGAAGTTATCTTGGAAAGCATCAACAATTGTCAGAGTAAAATCTTGATAGTTGTCACCTGCAGTTGGATCAGTTGTAATACCAGTGATTCTGAATACATCACCCTTCAGGAATCCATAACCACGTTTTGGAATATCGAACTGTTTTACCTCAAACATTGTGGCACCAACACCACTGATTGCAACACCACCAGTTCCTGCACTGTATGCATATCCAACACCTTGAGTATCTGCAATACCGATGTTAACCGTGAATCTATTCTCATCAACATACTGAAGAACTGTGTAGTCAACAGAAATATCGGAGTGTGGGAAGATAGTTCCACCAGAACCAACAGGTGCAGCAGGGGAGAACTGAAGATTCTTCAGTCTTACAACATCACCACTTGTGAATCCATGACCAACGGCACTGACTGTTGCAATACCAATGGTATCTGTATAATCAAAGTCAACAATTGGAATGTTGTTGTAATGAGTATTGATTCCAAGAACACCAACGGTGACCGACATACCCAAACCAACTTCAGTGGTAGCACCAACAGATAGTCTAGAAACACCTTCAATAGTGAGGTTATCATATGAAGGAGGTGCGATATTGATTGTTGGATCAACATAACCACTGCCTGCCTGGTTGATGGTGAAGATCAGAGTGCCACCAGCACCAACGGTTGCACTAACAAGTGCCTCAGCACCAGTGTGACCAGCCTCTGTAACAGCAATTGCAGGTGCAGTAACTGTTGAGTATCCACTACCAAATGTAGCATTATTCCACTTAGCAACCGTACCACCAGTGTTATATGTGTGTGCGAAGGTTACGATGCCAACCTGAGTCTCAAACTGTGAATCAGAGAGAATCTTAGTAGCATAGTATGGACCTGTTGGTTTGACTTCAAATGCAGTTCCATTTCCAACATAATTGTGTGGAATTGTGCAGACACCAACATTGACGAGGAAGGAGTTAGTTCCAGCAATACCGATAATAGGATACTTGTTGATATCTACTGCTTTTCTGCCAGAACTTCCATCTGGGAAGATGGTTGTAGTAACACCAGCATGAGGAGCAGCACAACTAAATTCAATACCCTCAAGATGAACCATTCTGCCAACTCTGAAGTTGTGTGCAGATGTCAGTCCAACTGTAGAAAGACCTGTCAGGTTATCGTAGACAAAAGAACTGATATCAAAAGAGACTCCCTTATCGGATGGATATGTGAAGTTATTAGTAAAAGGACCGTTAGCAGGACATGTGAACTGAATGTTGCGAAGTCGAATCTTATCACCAACTGTCAACTCATGGTTGGCAGCAGTTACAGTCATAACACCAGTTACGTTGTCATAGTTGACGTTTGTAATCGAAACGTTAGGGCTAGTAGTAGAGACACCAGAAACTGCAGTCAGTTGTCCAAGAGTTACGGTTGGGATAACTTCTGCTGGTACAAGAGGTGCGAATCCAAGTCCAGTGGTAGATCCAAATGTGATGGGAACACCACCTCTAGGAAGTTGGTTCTTATTAATATCACTTGGATCAATAATCTGTCCAGTATCAGATCTAACACCAGTAAATGTGATGCTGCTGATTCCAGAACTTTCAGTAATACCGAAGTTATTATCTGGGTTGTTTGGAGAAGATGGTGATTGGAAGATGCCATTGATGAATACAACACCATTACCACCTGTAGTTCCAATACCAGTAATATTTTGCTTGTCAGATGTCAGAATAAAGTTAGACTTAGTTCCATCAAACTCATCTGCAATATCATCAAATACTGCGTTAGTATCATAATCTTTTCTGAGATATACTCTGCCTTGGAAAGAAGATCTTGGCAGTGGCAGATTTCTATCATTGAGTCTGGTGATACCAGGTCCTCTTGGTGGTTCAGTGAAATGAATCGTGCTGTCAATAATGTTGAAAGCACCTCTGTAAAGAGTTACAGTATCAAACTGACCGTGAGCAACAGCTGAAGATCCAACATATCCTCTGGTAACTTCTGCAAGAGGCAGAGTGCTGAGTCCAGTGATGCCTGAAGCATTGGTAGAACCAAGACCAACAGTGGTGATTCTCATGTATTCATCATTAATTCTCAGAATGTCATTTGCTCTAGCAGATGCAATTCCACTCAGTTGAATGATGCTTGTGCCAGCACCAACGGCATGCATTGTCTGCTCTTCAAAAGGTGTTCTGCTGATTGGACCTTGAGCAATGTTATCAATAGTCAGCAATGTCTTAGATGCTCTCTTCACCATAGAGAAGATGTGCTGGTTGCCAGATCCTACGGCAGTGAATGTGGCAGCAGTACCAGCAAGTGCATTGGCAGTTGAAATAGCAACTCTGAATCTACCCTGATTCAATCTGATTGCGTATACAGTTTCTGGCAATCTAGCAGTTGTACCAGCACCAGATTGATAGACGATACCAGTTCCAGCAACACCAGCAAGGTTAGATTCTGCTCTGTATTGCAGTTCCTCACCACTGTAGAAGAAGTGGTCCATGGTGAATGTACCAGTGGTGGTGCTGAGAATACCAGTATTGCTTGGATCAAGAGTCTTAGCATAGATTGGAGATCCGTTATGCTTTGCTTCGAATGCAGTCTTGTCTCTCTGGTTCAATCCAAAGTAAACACTGTGGAGTGCCTGCTGAGTGATTCCACCATAAGTTGTTCCACCAACACCATCATCATTACTGTTCTGATCAAGTTCGGTGTAGATGATTTCACTGAATGTTTGTGCTTCAATATCACCACTGTAATCTGGATGGAACATGATGTCCACACCATCATTACTGTATTCTGCAGAGAATGTGCCAATACCATTTACATCATTTACTGAAGCATAGGCAAAACTTGCAACATCAGTTTCTACTTGAGAAGTGGAGTCATTAGTAATGTAAACCTGATGAATTGCTTGAGTTTCACCAATACTAACTCTTACAAGAGCTTTGGCAGATCCATCAACAGTGCTGCTGATTCCAGCAATCTTAGTCTTAGTGCCACCAGTAACAAGAGCAAAGTTAGATTCAAATCTACCAGTTCTTTCAGCACCTGCAGGTGTTCCTTGTGGTGCAAATCTGTAAGTTCCAATTCCAGTAGCAGTTGTACCAATACCAATGATTTGAGACTTGACAGTAACTTCATTGGCACCGTCATTATGATATACAAGATTCATGACACCAGATGTCAAGTCGGAACCAAATGTTCCGATAAATGGACCAGAAAGTCCATTGAGTCCAACATTAGTATTGAATGCTGCAACTTCTGTCAGGTGAGTATCATCATCATTATGAGTCAGAACAACTTCAACATAATCTGTTCTATCATCAGTAGAATCATAGATTTCAAAACTACCGTAAATGGTGTCTGTAATTGCAGTTGTGAATCCTAAGATGGTTGATGTATTTGCAGCACCGATAGTTACTTGTTGAGAATAAAGATCAACAAATCCGATTGCCTGAGATCCGAAACCAGTGTTATTGGTAAAGATGGTTTGCAGTGCTTTGATTTCATAATCAACATCATCAGGATCATTAGGACTGAATCTCAGAGCATATTGAACACCATCATAAGATCCATCATATTCACCAATGCTATCTCCAGCACCTGCTTTCTCAAGAGTATATGTGTTGTTGCTATTGGCAACCAAAATAACTTCACGTACATTCAGTTCATCATTCTCAGTGATGTTTCTAGTTTGAACCAAGAACTTGTTGGTTCTTCTACCAGAAGCAAACTGGAATACATCAGCATATGACAGGAACTCGTCTTGAGGACCACCCAAGAATTGTCCACTAATATCGTCAATAGGAATAACTCTGTTTGTCTTGTTCAGAATGTAGTCTGTAATTCTGATGTTTTCAAGATCAATAGACTTAGACGTTGTGGTTGTAGCATCAACGTCTCTGGCAAAGTCAAAGTCATTAATTGTATCAACTCTCAGAGCACCTTCGTCAGCAATAACATCGAGAACCAGGAATGGTTCTTCTTGTGCAGTTGTTAGAGATGCGCCAACATTCTGTCCGTTCAGCAGAGACGCACTAGGTGTCAACTGCATGTCTTTGAAGTTCTTGAATCCACTTGGGTGAACATTCTCATTGACATAACTGATGACATCATCAAATGTCTTCTCACTCTGAATAGAATAAGACATTCTCTGATAATAATCATTATCACCCATGACTGAGTAATCTTCACTCAGTTTGCCAATATCATCTTTCCAACCACGGGTTACGTCAGAGAATGCATCGATCTCAAAACTACCAACATAACTTACTACGTTATCAATAGTACACTTAGAACCACTTGTGCCACCAGTAAGTGTATCTCCAGACTCAATTCTGGTAGATCCACTGATGTTCAACTTACCAGTTAGATCATTGAAACTGATCACAGTCAGATCAGTAGATCCATTACTAAAGTCAGAATTCACATACAGCAACTCACCAGGTTCAAATCTTGCATTTTGCTTAGTAACTCTGAGAATAGGAAGATCCTCAGCAAGGATTACCTGAGCAAACAGACTTGGAGTTGTTTGAGCAACACCAACAGATGCACCTGCAGATACAAATGAATTCAAATTGTATGTCAGCAGGTTGGGGTTAGAAGTGCTGTCATAACTTGCAACTGTAAATTTCTGATATCCATAGTCTGCAGAGTTGTGACCTTCTCCTGTAGTGCCACCCATGCCGATACCTTCGACAAAGATGCTGTCTCCAACTTGGAATGGTGCAGTTGTAAATCCAAGAACAGGAGTTGCAATTTGCAGAGTAACGTTATTGTTCTGGGTAGACGCAACACTAACGATGGAAACACCATTGTCATTATTGACGGTATATGCCTCATAAACAACATCGTCTTCCAAACCAACTGGATTCTTGTCAATTCTGACTCCAGGGACACCATCTACAGTTGGGCTAACAGAATTGCCAGCCAGTTCTGTAGAACCTTGGAAATCAGGTACAACTTCATTGGTTGATGGGTTGTATAGAATAACGTTAGGTGGTGTCTGGAAGTTTCTACCACCAGAGAGAATTGATACAGAGAACAGTGTTTGATAATCTCTTACATTCAGTTCATTTGGAATACTTGCCTCTGGAGAAAGTGTCTTATCAGATGGATAAGAGAAACCAGGTGTAAGCAGTCTTACTGTGTCTAACTTTCCAACTGTAGAAGAATTGAGTCTCAAGACCGTATCAGTTCCAAGTCCAGAAGTGATACTAGAAATGCTTGGGAATTTCTTATAATCTAATCCAGGGAAGATAAGATCAACTTTATCAATAGAACCATTAGCACTAGTGGACTTGGTGGTATATTTCAGCAAATCACACTCTGTGGAAGCATATGATACTCTTTCTGGAACATGTGTCAAATTAATGCCATATGTTGTGCTAGTAACACCAGAAATAGAATACTCACCAGAGAATACACTATTATTATATTGAATTTCATTATATCCAGTAACTGTTTTATCAGCAGTGCTAATAAAACCAGATCTCTCTACATTGTAGTAAAGAATTTCGGGGAAGTTTGTAGAATAGGAAACTGTCAGTGCTGCACCTGCAGAACCGATAGTTCCAGAACTATTAATCAAGAAACTGTCAGTCTGACCAGTAGAAACTGTAGAATTGAAGAAATCTTGATCATAGTAGATCTTGAATTCAAATCCTGTCAAGGATGTGTCTTCTAAATTGAATACAACATCATCATTCTTATAGACTGATAATGGTGGGTTAATTCTAGCAATAGACTGTGATGTACCACCAACAGAAGTGAGACTGACGATGTTTGGTGGGAATACTTGAATATCTCTTTCCGTTTCACCAAGACTGAAATTATCTTTGTCAATAGTGTAGATATAGAAAGTTCCGGTTGTCAGTCCACCAATAACTTCAGTAGATTCATAGAATACCTTGTCTCCAGTAGAATATTCATGATCTGTTAATGTAATGACATTTGTAGATGTATTGACACCAGCAGAACTGATTGCAACTGGATTAACAAGAAGATTGTCTTTTGCAATCTTGAGAACGATAGAAGAACCTGCTCCGACACCTCTAGTGAGGTTTGACTTCAGATCAAGTTTGATAACATCGGCATTTTCAAGATTATGATCTTCACCAGTGGTTACAGTTGCAGTTACCTTCTTAACATCTGCTGTAATCTGCTGATACTGTGACTGAAGGACATAATCATAGAAATCGGTGTTTGTAACATCACGGAAGTAAACTTTATCACCATTCAGGACAGTTGCGATACCAATTGTATCTTTAGATGTCTTGATGGCAAATACATCTGCTGGCATGTCAAATCTGTTGCCAGTTGGAGATGTTGAGATTCCAATTGTGCTAGTACCAGATCCAACATAAGCCAGATGCTGATTAGTTACAAATGGATGATTTGGAAGGAAAATATTTTGAGTTTGGATAGTTCTGGTAGTTGTTACACCATTGAACTGATAAGATCTAGCAGTTGTAAAACCAGCAGTGATACCAATACCAATTGACTCAAATGGGTTGAAATAAATTACATCCTGATCTTTTGATTCAAAATATGGTGTTTCAACATTTACCGTAAATGCTTGTGGCAGATAACTGACAGATTCTGTTGCTGTATGAGCAACTCCACCGTTTGCAGTCTCTGATGGGTATCTCTTAACTCTAATAATGCCATCAGCATCAAATACATTCAAAACACCAAGTGTTTCGGTGCTGACTTTGATGGAATTGCCTATAGAAACAGGAATATTAGCAACACTAATATCAGTGACCATTCCACTGACACCAGTTGTACCAAAACCAACAACTAGGTTTGAAATTGGATTAATAGTATTGGCAACTTGTGATCCTGTAAGATCTTTAACAAAAGTAGAAAGACCTGTGATTTGAACTACATCTTGATCGATAAGATCAAAATTAACATCAGATACTAACTCTACCTCTTTGCTGTTCTTCCACTTAACAACAACATTTTCATAAATTTCGTCTGTGGAGGCAATACTGACAACTGACTTGCCAACAATACTAGAAACTTCAGCCGCAAGTCCTGTTCCTTCACCAGGTGCAAATTCGATGAAGTTAACAACATCACCAACACCATACTTACCATTACCAGTAGCAGCAACACTTACAGAATCAAAAGATCCTCTGGAAATGCTCTCAACAATTGCATCTTGAACAAATACCTTATATGGTTCAATAACAAAGTCATAAGATGCTGCAGAATCACCAATCTTCTGTGGGAAGGTGTTTCTAACTAAATCAGAGTTATTAAAATCAAATGCCTGACTAATCTTAACAGCAGGATCAAGGTTCTCTGCAATAGGAGCACATCTATAGTGTGGTCCAACAAAGAATGGGAATTCTGGATTACCAATTGTGTCTATAGTAGCATAATATGCATAAACACCATTTGGAAACTCATTGGTAATTGCAAATCTACCATTATATTCATCAAGATCACCACTACCATCATAAACAAAGTCATCTACAAAGAATCCAGGTGGGAAGACTGTGGTGCTTGGTCTGTTGGTGATATTAGTGATAACAGAAGTATATCCTGTACCAACTCTCTTAATACCACTCTGAATGTTCTCTGGATCAACATATCCGTAAGATCCATAGATTGGAACACCATCATACGACCATCCAATGATTGGGGAGTGTGCTGAACCACCATCACCAAATTCTACTCTGAAAGTAGATCCATATCCAATAGCAGCATACTCAAGACCATTCCTTGGAGTTGGGTTTACAATCTCACCACCATTATCATTAATCTTCGCAAACTTATTGACCTGCAGTTTCCTCACGAAACCATTCAGAATGGCACCAGAACCGACTGAATTGACTTTGATACTAGTTGTATTGATATCATAGTTCTGTCCCTTTCCTAGGACCACTACGTCGGTTACAACACCAACATTGTTGATCAGTGCTCTCAGTCTTGCACCGGTTCCTGTAGTGGCAATACCAACAGGACTAGAGGTGACTTCTAACTCTGGTGGTGAAGTATATCCACTACCACCATTTTGAACGAATGCATTTTCAATTCTACCATTAATAATGATAGGACTTACAGCAGCACCAGATCCACTAGTGACTGTAAGTTTGGGTACTTTCTCAAAATTAAGTGTTTCTGATCCATAATCAGAACCTTCTTCATACAGATATGCATCAACAATAGCACCACGGACAACAGGAGTAGCAGTGAACTGTCCAGCGGTCTGTTGAGTTGTTACAGCATTGATAGTAACTTCAATGGCAGGATACTTAAAGATATGACTACCAACACCAACAGAGTCTAATGCAACATGCTTACGTCTAATGTAGTCTGTGAGATTAGTTCCTCCAACACCAGCATTGGCAAGTCTAAATGACTTATTATCTACGGCAAGAACTTTATATCGAGTTGTTGTGCTAAGTCCAACTACTCCAGTATCGAAGAACTCATACTCTACAAAATCACCATCAGTAAAGTTATGGTTATTAAAGACAATAGTATCATTTGCAGTGTTTATACCTGTTGACTTAACAATGAGTTTCCTATTAGAATAACTCTGTCCAGGGTTAAGGATATTAATTCGATCTAGCTTAAGCTTCTTATTAGTAGTTCTGAACTTCATTAGTCCAGCATTGTTTTCAGTAGTAATACCAATAGTATTGATACCACTCTGTGCTTCTGCTTTAGTATTGAACAGTTGAACTGTTCTACTATTAATGAATCTAGAGAAATAGATTTCACCTGATTGAAGAGTCAGGTTTTGAATAGCATCATTAGCAGAGTCTGTAGAAATACCAAGAGCAGGTGTTCCTAAGTCGTTGTATACAATAGAATCTCCTGTTTGGAAATTATGTACTGTATCAAAAGTAATTGTATTGTCAGCAGCAGATACACCACCACCGTTAGCAAGACTATTAGCATTAAAGAATACTTCTCTAAATTCAGATGCTAAAGTAGCAGATGCTGTTGCACCCTCACCATTACCACCAGTAATATTGATAGAAACAATTTCTTCAATGTCAAAGCTTACTGGATCAACTTCAACATCAACAAAAGATCCACTAACAACTGGTTGTACTAATGCAGTTGTTCCTGTAGATACTTCTGGATCACTTACTACTACAGAAGGTGCATTTGCAGCATCATAGTTAGATCCACCAGTAAAGATACCAACGTTGGTAATAGGACCATAGTAAACAGAATCATCAGACTTATAGTTTACAATTTCAACACCATTGATCAACATACCAGTTGGACCTGGTTCTGTTGTGGTATCATTACCACTCATCAAGTTTTGAGAAAGTGGGAACTTCTTCAGAAGCTTTTGTGGTTGAATCTCATCAACTCTTTGCTCAGAAAGAATAAATTCATGTGGTCCATTATTTGAAGGAGTAAATCTAACAAAAGATTGTGCATCCAAGAAAGATTTGGAAAGTGCTAGTTTTACTCTGTTTGGATTTGCACTATCAACATTTACATAATACGATCCAGTATGAAGACCAATAATTGGAGTTACTTCTGGATCATAGAATACCTCATCACCAGTTACAAAAGGAACATTTGCAGAAAATGCAAGGGTATCGTAATTTAAGGTATTGGAATCATATCCAAGGATTGCACCACTAGTTGTAGATGCCGTTGCAATATTGACTTTTGTCGTTACTGGTCTAATTTCATAAGATGGTAGTGAGTTTGATGCAACATAACCAAAATCATTGTTTTCGTTATAAGCATTCAGAATATCTGAAGCAAGTGCGTCATTACCAGCAGATAAAGTAGAACCAACACTTGTTGCTTTGCTAATTCTCTTTCTAATGTCATACTTAAGATCTGTATTAATGCCAGTGAGATTTCCATTTACAGTAATGGCATTAGTGTTTAGATTGATCGTTTGAACTTCTAAATTAGTCGCATCAATCTCTTGAGAAGATCTTCTTACAATATCAACACGGTCTCCTACCTTCAGACTGGATCTATCAATCGAAGATTGTACATTAAAGGTAGATCCATTGAAACTGGATACAAAATACCTTGAAGAGCTGTTATAGACCCAAGAGTTAAAGAATACTTTTTTGTAACTGATATCTTCATCACTATTGTCAATAACTTCTCCAAGATTTTTTACAGAAATGATAGAATTCTCTTCTGAAGAGAAAACATTATCATCTGTCTTCAATCCTTTCAATACACCGGTAAGAGTGAAGATTACTGGTTTGGTGAGATCATTATTTTCATATGCATATACCTGAAGATCTTGAATAATCTCAGATCTTGGATTAATGGCACTAGTAATTCCGGTACAACCCAAAAATTGGGTAACTGTCTTGTCAGTATATGTGACAGTGCTCATTCCGACTTGGAATGTTCCAGATTGCGGGAATCCGATAGTGGAATCAACAGTAATTACAGAATCGGTAGTTTCTGTGGTTCCAATAGTGAAACTACTGCCAGGAATGATAAAAGTGCCTTCTACAAGACTCTCATCACCAAATCCAGTGAATAGGGAAATCTTATAGTAGGTTTGTCTGCCAATATCATCTGTGGTGCCTCTAGTAAAGATTTCTACTTCCGAGATGGGTCCACTAGCAGCACCAATACCGATATTGGTTTGTGCATCTTGGAAAAGAGTAGCACCGGAGATCAGTTTTGGATTTCCGCTGATTAGTTTGGCAACAACTACCTTTCTGCGAATAAATTCGGCAGAAGAAGGTCTCGAAAGGAATTGTTCCAGATCAATGACCTTGGAATCTACACCAAACAGAACTTTGAGCAGAATCTTGATCGATTCTTCCGTGCCTTTGCTCTGATATAAACTTCTAGACTCTTTAATGAAATTATTGACACTCAGATCAGGAGCAAATGCTACATTCTCTAATCCGGGTGTATAAAGTCCTTTTAATTTGTTATAAAACTCTTTCAGGAACAGAGCACTGAGATTTTGTACTGCAGTGCCGTTAGAATGGTCAGCCGCAACACTTGTGGAGAATACTAACTCCTCTGGTTGGTTTGGAGCATGATAAGATGTAATACCGGAGAATCCACGGACACATCCCGTGAAAGAATTCGTTGTTACTCCAGTATATGTGATAATTTCATCATTTAAACGGAAAAGTCCGTATTCTTCAGGGAATCCTTTCGTATTAGTTACAAAAATCTCCGTATCTGTGCTATTAACAGCAGAAGATACCGTAGACATCCCGACAATGATCTCGGGAGTCAATTTATCAAGTTTTAGATACTTATCTAAGTTCTCAGCAATATCTACAGGACCACCAGCATACTCTTGAGACGTATAGTACGATCTCAGAAAATCCACTACAAGTGGATTCTCATCTTTGATAAACTCAGGCAGTTGACTGTCTACAACTTGCTGAATTTTAACTCTAGATTCGAATACGGAATTCGTGTTTATCATTGTCTACTTAATTGTCCGTTAGTATAACTGGATGCTACTGGGAAACCAACTCCTGAAATTTGTTCACCTGATGCAATGGTGTCCCTTGCCATATTTATGGTGCTATTCGAGATATCTAGTTGCAAATACAGGTCTTTCAGACCAATCACATCATTGGACTCTGGAACTGCCTGAATTTCAATAATATCGTCATTTTTAACAGTAGATGTAATATTGATGGCATTAATAATAATTTCACCCTTCATGTAGTCCACTGTACCGGCATTAGGAACGACAACAACGGGTCCAGACTCAGATTCCTTAACAACAGAGATTACACCCGTCTTATAACCGGTATTAGGCACGTCTGTGAAGAATACTACTTCAGAGGATCCCTCTACAGTAAATCCTGTGCTCTTAATATTGAATCCTTCAGATACAACGTGGAATTGGTTGCCATAGCAAATCTCATATTGAGTATACTGGTTAATCAGTGCTCTCAAATTGCGTCTAATAATGATATTTGTGATATTTGACGTAATTGCATAATTCGTATCGTCAATAACCTTGATTGCTCTGCTATATTTGAATCTACCACCAAAAGCATTCAAATCAACCGAATCTGAGTAACTATTCAGACTAGAAACAACATCAGTCTTAAGTTGATTAGCATCAGTAACCTTACTTGTGTCGTAGAATACTGTAGAATCCAATTCTACGTACAAAAGCTTCAAATCTTCGATTCTTTGGTTTACACCTGCAACAGTATACTTCTTCAAATCTTGTAAAATCTCACTTTTGGTGAAATCCGACAAAAATGTGCCATTTTTTGGTTTAATGCTCAAAACGACTGTTCCAAATTCTGGTGGATCCAGTTCTTCACCACCTACAACAGAAACAGACTCAGTATCTGGATACACTCTCTGCACGATTGCCTCATAATCTCTTGCAGTGACTGCTCTATACTGAGAAGAGTATAATCTAGGTGCAAAATACTTGATAGACTCAACTGGTTCAATATCAGCACCGTTAATGGCACTTTGATTAGTAGTTACGGTAACTGTATTCGATGGTAAGAAAGAAACCATCAAACTATTCTCTACAGTTCCTACAAATGAGAAGTTTGCGGCACCATTTCCGGTTGTTCCATCACTAATGATGTAAGATACTTCGATAACTGCTCCATTTTCTAATTTTTTACCGAAAATTCCGTCACCAAACAGCAATTCGTATCTTTCATCCGCAATCTCTTGCAATAAGTAGATTTCTGAAATGGAAGAAATATCAATAATGTTCTCTACTTGTCTATATTCTCTTCCTGTAGTTTCTTGAGGTCCTTTTACAGTAACTCTGATCGTACTTGTGTCAATTCCAGGGTTATCAAGGATAAACCTCTGATCCTCCGATTGGTTGACCGTGAATGCCTTTGTAAGGAGTGTTCCTTGGTAGATATCGATATTGTTAAACGTAGACCTTCTAGGTCCATTTCCGTTGGTTGCAGCACCAGTCAATACTGTGGTTGTTGTGATGTCCTCAGGAATGGAAAATACAACAGATGTGTTATCTTGAGCACCAACACAGACCAAACCCTTCTTTAAAGTGGTCGATGGACTAGTTCCAGTGAATTCAATGTTGAAACTCACCTGCGCCGTCGCAGATTTTCTGGATCTAGGGACATAACCAATGTTTCTTGCCAAAGAAACTACGTTTTCACGCACAGTTGCCGAATCGATGAACGATTCATTGACAACCATGTTAGAATTGAACGCAGTAATGTACGTATTATACGCAAGCGTGTCAATTAAAACGGAAAAATTTGATCCTTCAAAGTCAAAATCCGTAAAATTGGAGTTTGAACGCAAATAAGACTTAATTTGCGTCTTTATTTGATCAAAATCTAGATCTGTAAACTTAGTTAATGGCATTTTATCTCGTTACCTCAAGTAAAAAAGAGATATTTTGGGGTGGAAGGTCTTGTCCAACAATATCGAATGCTACAGTTACCTCAAAACTGTTATCATCGGGTCTTGGTTCGACTGAAACGTTCAAATTTGCCGCTCTTGGCTCATAATTGAGGATAGTTTCAGTAATTTGGTCTGTAATTATGGATGCAGTTCCATAATCTACAAACTCAAACAAAGAACTCCTTACATTAGAC